AAACTTCTTAAAGCAGGATTTATACCTCCAACTTATGTGACTCAAACGTTAAAAGATGAGTTACGTGATTTGGAGAGAGTTAGAATTGGAAAAACACGTCTTTTTGATGCTGCTAATGTGGTTGATGTGTTAATTTCACGTATGTATTGGGCTGAGTTAGTTTCAGTTATTGAATTGTCCCGATATGAGAGTACAGTGCAAGTTGGCATAAATCCACATTCTGCAGAATGGAAAGATATTTATAGACGTTTGATTAATGGAACAATTAGTCAAGAAGAACTCCGTTTTATTATGGGAGACGTTAGCAGATGGGATAAATCTATATTTATCGCTTTAGCATATTATTTTGCTTCGTATTGTGAACAGTTTTATGAAGTGAAAGAAGAATTTGCAATTGCTCGTCTTTTATTAATTGCAGCGTTACAAACATATCAAGTCAGTCCTAATGGCTTATATAGATCACGCGGTGGAGTTTGTTCTGGACATTATTTAACGTCTATAATGAATTCAGTTTTTAATCACTTTTTCCATAAAGTGATTTATAAACATGAAGTTCCCTTGGAATTTAAATATGACTTTGATTTATTAGTTAAAATGTTATTTTATGGTGATGATTCTGCTGGAACAGTAGCAGATGAAGTTCGTTCATATTTTAATATGGTAAGTCTTAAGAAAGGTTTTAATGATCTATTTAATATAGAATATACATCACCTTATAAAGATGCTAGTAATGATGAGTTTTGTTCAAAGGAACAACTTATTTTCCTCAAGAGAACATTTTTTGAGGATAAGAGCGGATTTGTTTACCCTAGGTTGGAACGAGATTCTATAACCAATATGGTTTTATGGATGACAAAAGGGGGAAACAAACACGTTCAATTAGATCAGATACGCGACTCTTGTAAGTCTGCGTTAATGGAATGGTTTTATTATGGTGAAGATGCTTATGAGACACATAGACGGATACTTAATGATCGTCTTGTTGCTCTTAATAAGGATAAAATTTTTCGCTCA